GAACAAAAGAGAGTTATACTATTACCAGAAATACGTTCGATCCAGAGGAATAAATAACTTAATCGGTAAGGTTTATCTAAAATGCTGGTGGGATCATGAATTTGAGGCACAAGAAACCGGGACTACATTTGAACAGGAAGAACTCGATGTCGATATCAATGGAAACCCTCTAGAATTTGAGTTTCAGCAACCGGCAACCAGAGACGTTGAGGTTCCATTGATTGAAGATGTTGCAATTGTAGATAAGTTCAACTTTGATGTTTGGGATCAAAGAAACGTATTTACAGATGATTCTTATGTTTACAGCCTTCAGGACAAAGAATGGATCATATTCAGATCAGAAATTACGATGTCTGAGCTAAAAGCAGACGCAGAAAAGAACGGATATTTTAATTTAGATAAAATAGGCAAATCCCCAGAAGTAACAGACACAAAACAAGAAAGCTACGAAAAAGGAAGTTCACGAAATTCTGGAACAAAGCAACAGTCTAATTCTAAAGCAGAAAAACCATATGACCTTCTAGAGAGATATGGTAAATACTGGATGGTTGAAAAAGACGGAGAATTTGACATAGGAATTGACGAGAATGGTGAAATCCTTGATGATGCCGTATATGAAGAAGCTATTGTAACTATTATAAAAGCAAATTCTACAAAAACATTAATAGGTTTCAAAAAGACACACTTTATTGACGCAACCGGGAAACCTTATAAACCATGCATAAGATGTCTTAACTATATCCACCCAACAGAAGACACAGGAATTGGTGATGGCCAAAACATAAGAGAACTCCAGACTGCAATGGATGATACATTTAATGTTTCTCAAGACAGAACCATGCTTGCGACACTTCCATCATTAAAAGGTGCTGCACGATCTATAGAAGACAATTCTACCATATATATAGAACCTATGCATATGATGGAGCTTGTAGAAACAAATGATGTGCAGGAATTTAAAATAACAGACAATATAGCTGGCGCCTTAAATCAGCTTGCATATCTCGAAGATAAGGGGCGGCAGGTAGACGCTGTGAACGAAGTAACAACCGGTGGCGTCCCTTCAATAGCATCGACTACTGCAACAGCGGTTGGTGCATCGGCAGAAGGAACAAACACCAGAATGAACTATAAGTCTCTTACTTATGAATATACAGGGCTTACAGAACTTTACTGGATGATTCAGCAGATGACTTATAGATTCGCAACAGAGAAGACAGGTTTTGAATTGATGGGTGATAAATTATACGATTTTGACCCTACACTCGACTATTACTATACGCCTCTTTCTCAGTCGATTGAAACAGAACAGGCAAAGGCTATAAAGAGAAGAGAGTGGAATACTCTGTTACAAACAGTCATAGGAATACAACACCCTGACACTCCAAAAGTAGCAAACATTATACTTACTGAACTTGTCAAATTGATGGGTGACGAATATGAAGGTGATGTAGGTCAATTTTTTGACGAAAAGGTTCCAATGCAAGGACAAGGAGGGCAAACAGAACAAGGGGGACTACCGACAAGCAACGAATTTGGAATAACCCAAACACCGGAAGAACAAACAGCAAGGGAATTTGCAAATGCTTAGTGCAGACATAGAAAAGCTCGTTAAAGACATGGGCCAGGGACCGGCAAAGGTTTTTTTAGAAGTCTTGGCAAGAAACAAGCAGTTCAAAGCTGCTATAAAAACGCCCATAGGTATCGAGTTGTTGAGTGATCTTAATAAAATCATAAAAGATGATATCGATCTTATATTAAATGGTAAAGACACTCTAGAAGTAAGAGCAGAAATAAAAGTTTGTAAAGAAATATTGAATAGGTGGTCTAGTCGAATATCAAAAGCAGACAAAGACCAGATGAGATTTAACACCATAACGGAAAGGATTTAAAAATGGACGAAGCCGCTTTAAACGCAGCAAAAGAAGATGCATTATCTGGTGATAATGAACTTGAGACTGTAGAGGAAGAAGCCGTTGAGGAAGTCGAGGAAGTTGAGGAAGTCGAAGAAATAGAAGAAATTGAAGATGAGGAAATTGAAGAAATTCTTCCAACTGATCACGCAGAAAGATCAAAGATGGGAAGGAAACTCAGCGCCCTTTTAAAGAAAACAGACAAAACAGATATTATCCTTGAAAGACTGACAGAAACTATCGGAATACTTTCTGGTGCAAACGAACCAGACCCTTCGGATGATGAAACTCTTACAAAGGGTGAAGCAAAAAAGATGTTCGCTGACCAGACAAATGATGGAAGCAAATACGAAAATGATTTTTCAGAAGCATTCCAAACGCTGACAAAAGACATGGATGAGGATGAAGCACTTGAAATAGGTGCAATACTTTTAGACAAATTCAATGTTAAAAATACAGATAATGGTCATATAGATGGTACTGCATCATTCTATAAGGCACAGGCTTATTACAATAAGTCAAAAGAGAAGAAAATACCACTAAAAGGCAAAAAAGCAAAAGGTGTCGTAAAGAAACAAAAACAGTCCAAAACAGTAAAAAAAATAGATAAGCTTGACAAAGTTAGTGAAAGTTATTTAAACTATGTCAAAAATACTCGTGGCGATGAAGCCGCAGAGAAGTTAAGAAAAAGTATTTAATTATGAGACACACGAGGCCAACAAAAACAACGTTGCCAAAGCAAGCTAAGTCTTTCCCCATTCGGGCAAAAGGTGAAGAAGCTGGTAAAAGGTTTAGGTGTTGGAACTGTGGCTTTAATTGTTTTACAGATAGAGATGACGATACCGGATCGGCGGCGGGTGACAATCATACTGATTCAATCTCCCCGGCTTTAGGATATGTCGAAAATGGTGAAGAGGATATAATGATGGTTTTTAGAGGGCCAACTTTTTATCACACCATTCTTGAGTTAGGTATGGACGGAGAACCAAAAACAATAGTTCACGATCATTTAACGAACGTAACGAAAGGTTGTCCGTTTTGTGGAACCACAAATTATCGTGGTTAAATATTCTAAAGTAAGGAGTAATTATGGGATTCTCAGTAGTACAGGGAAGTCCACAAACAATATGGGTTCCCGTAGAACCGGCTGAAGTTATTTATACCGGTGCGTTGGTAGGTGTTGATATCGCAACACCATTAGAGGGTATCCAGCCACTTCCAGTGGCAGCAGGGGCTTCAAATACAACAAATAAAGATCAGGTATTGGGCGTGGTCGTAGGCAATAACAACGAACGTGATAATCTTGAATATAGCACATCTTATAATTCTGATTATATCACTCAGGTTGCAGCAGGTTCAGTTTATCAAAGCACAACTCAGTATCGTGGTGTAGAGGGAGAGTTTATTAAAGGCGATCCACAGGCTATGGTTGAAGTAGCCGTTGTCGATCCATGCACTATTCTTCGTGGCCCGATTTTCGATGGTGCTTTAGGCACAATACTTTCAGAAGTCACAGTATCAACTGCTTCTGGCGGTGATGGTATCGGATGTACAACTGACGCTGCTACCGTAGCAACTGTTGCAAACTGGTCAACAATCCATGCACGTTCTGGTGCAAATAAAGGTGTCTATCGAACCCTGACATCTGCATCTACCACAGCACATACTTGGTTAAAGGCTATGAAGGCTGACATGGCTATTGGCGACAAAGCCATAGTTCTTAATGGTCTTAGACCTTATGGCCCGTCAAGGATGCAGATAGACTCAGAAGCGGTCTATGTTGATGCAAACGCTGCATTAACAGCAGACTATTTTATAATTCATGTCATGAGATTACACCTTTCTGAACCGGGAAACGAGTATGTTGAGTTCCGGTTTGATGGTGATAATTTTTCAGCAGCAAGAGCATAGGAGGGTGACAAATGAGTAATCTACAATCTCCATTAACAAGCTCAAAGTTCGTTCGCCTTCTTAGAAAAGACCTTAGAGAAGTAGTTGAGGATGATCTTAAAAGCTTAGACAATCAAGGTGAAAAGTTTTACCGAGTATTAAGTTCAGACATGGCACAGGAAGAGTTTTATGGAGTTTCCGGTCTTCCAGATGTTGACGAGTTTAATGGAAAACTTAGTTATGTTGGCCAGGCGCCAGGATTTTATACCAAGATCGAACCAAAAGAATTTGCTCAAGGGTCACAGGTCCAGAGGAAGTTCATTGATGACAATCAATGGGGAGTTCTTAAAAACCAGGCTTCTGCACACGCAAAAGCCCTTGCCAGAACAAAAGAGAAATATCGTGCAAGAACATTTAATGGTGCTTTCTCTTCTGCGTTCGACTTTATGCAGAGTGAAGAAGGTCTTTCTCTATGCAATGACTCTCATACAACCAAATCAGGTACTTCTACAGCATCTGGGTTTGACAATTCAGGTACTTCTGCGATGTCAAAAACTTCAGTAGCTGCGACTTGGTTGGCAATGAGACAATTCCGTGATTCAATCTCTGAACGTATCCAGATGGATGATAGCTGGACTATCGTATGTCCTGATACGCTTGGTGACACGGCAGAGGAAATCGTTGGAACCAAAAAGGGTCTGAAAACAGCAGAGCATACCATTAATCCACAGGAAGGACGTTACAACGTAGAACGGTACATGCGTCTTGACGACTACAGTACAACCAATTGGTTTTTGGTTAACTGGACTCTGATGAAGCAATACAACCTATGGATTAACCATACCGAAGCAGATTTTAATAACACTGTTGATTTTGATACATTTGCTTTAAAGTATTCTATCTACAGTCGCTTCGGCTATGGCTTCAAGAATTGGAGATGGGTTTTTGGGCATAACGTGTAATTTCAATAACTTATATGCAGTGGGGGTATTTACTCCCACTGTTTAAGGAGAATAAAAATGGTAGACTTCTCACACGTAGAAGGAGCATACTGCGGAGAAACCGGACTGTATGTTGGTCCGAAAGACTCAGAGATACAGGTTGCGGATGCATCCGGTAATTTGCTGCAAGCAGGAACGACCATAGTATCAACAGCGGCAGAGATAGACCAAGCTTCTGATCTTTCAGCTCAAGACTCTATGGTTCCTGGTGCTGGATTTATCGGGTCCGGTGGTGTTCTTGAATCTGCTGTTGTACAGCATGGCGGAATCATAAAGACAGAAATAATAATCGACTTAACCGGGGCGGCTTGCACAAGTGGTAATTTAGATATACTGGGTACTAGCGGTGTATCTTATATAGGCCAAGTTACTGCTGCAAAAAACGGCACAACTCTAATGGCTGGTCAGATAACATGCCTAGAAACACCAGCAACCGGAGTCGATGATATTGATTTATATTCCGCTACAGAAGCAACTGGGGCCGCAGGATCTGGAGCCGCAGCATTGACTGAAACAGCGCTTCTTAGCAAAGGAGGGTCGTGGTCGGCTTCGGTGACTCCAACGATTATGACCGCACTACCCGCCGCAAATGAATATTTATATTTAACGGCAGGTGATGCAGGTACAGCAGCAACATATACTGCTGGAAGATTTCTAATTGAGCTTTGGGGTGTTTAATATAAAGAAAGGAATTTAAAATGGTAGAATTTTTCGGATCGGTTGATAAAAACAGAAGAGGCGAAGTATCTTCAGATATGCCAGCATGGTATTTTGACGTTCATGTTGACGAGATGGAAGAGGACATCGCCAGACGTGAAAGAGAACTTGCCAGTGATAAAGTACCTCCTGAATATTATCAGATGAAAAAAAATCAGGTGTCCAACTTGAAGGAAAAGCTTTCAGAAATTAAAGCAAGCAAGCCGATACTTAAAGGTGGCCTAAAGACGAAGTTTGCTAACGAATACCACAAACTTCAAAATCGAATTGCTGACAGTATGCCAACAAGAATGGAAGACCGGAATGGGTTTGTTTCTCCAAGGGAGGAATTGGCAAGGTGGAATACACCACATATTGATATTGATCCTGAGATTGCTACATCATGTGGAATGAAACATGTAAAAGGTAAGATTACTGGAAAACAGGCAGACAAAATCTACAAAATGATCGGCAAACATATCGGTGAAAATACCAATATTGAGCGCATACGAAAAGAAGGCAAAAGCCAATCTCAAAGAGATATGGAAGAGTATACAGCCCATATTCTTGAGAAGTTTTCAAAGGTAGGATAACATGGACGGTCTTGACCTTAAAAGAAGGTTGAGAGAGTTGATGAATGAGGACTCTGATTCTCAATGGTTGGATGAGAGGACTACTTTTGATTTTCTTTTTGAGGCCGCAATCGCTTTTGTTGACAGGACTCACTGTTTAAAAAACACACAAGAAATTACTACGGTTGCTGATCAGACAGATTATAATCTTAATCCTGATTTTCTAAAGCTGTATTTGAAAAAAGACGGATACCTGTTTATTAAGTATGATAACGGATATGATACGTTTATCTACTGGAAAGACTATGAGCGTATTATATATGAGAATCAAACAACATCAGTAACAATACCAGACAGTTTTACGATACTTGATGCTGACCTTCCTTCTCAAATAGCAGGCACAACTACTAGTGCTGGAGCTTCAACTGGTGGCAAAAGCGTATTAACAGATACGGCGGCAGATTTTACAACCGTGGAGCCTGGTAGCGTCGTTCACAACACGACTGACGGTTCAAGTGGTGTCGTAGTATCAAAAACATCCACAACGGTCTTAAACACATCATTATTTGGTGGTACAGCCGATGATTGGTCATCTTCTGACGCATATATAATCCAACCACAGGGAAGAATGAAACTTGTTTTAGATCCACCACCCTCTGAAGCAGGCGATACAGTGACTGTTTACTATGTCCAGCGCCCTGATCCTGTTTATTCTGACTATGATGTTTACAGATTCCAAAACCAATATGCTTCAGCGCTTTCTAAATATGCTTTCTGGCTTTATAAATACAGAGACAGAGATCCTAATTTTGGTGATGCCATGTATAGGTATTGGGAGTCAAGTATCAGAAAAGCTGGCGAAAGCTTAAATCAAGGGCTAAGACCTGGGCTTGTAAAAGTTAACATGAGAAAGAAAAGGACTAATGGTTGATTCTAGCCTAATATCGAGGGAAATACCATTAACGGGTAAGCTTGTAACGAATGAAGATCCTATTACTATAGGCCAAAACTTTCGTACGCTTACAAATATGCGTTATACAAGGACTAACCCTAAAGGTATAGGTGGTCATACAAAGATAAATACAACCGCCCTCTCAACGTATGTAAAGCCTCGTAGTGGTATACATTTCAAGAAAGATCAACCTTCTGAATCTCATGTTGTGGTAGAATCATATAATGCAGGTCTAACACAGTCTGTAATTTATGAAAACACAACAGCTATTCCAAGTGCAGGAGATTTTAGTTCAAGTGTTATTTATACTCCAACTGCAAATTCTTCTCCTGGTTCATTTAGTAAAGCACCAAACGGTTATTTGGCTTTTGCAAATGGTGATGAAACTTGTTTATATGGTGGAGATGAATCTATATTAGGTGGTTTTATAAACTATGATCCATCTGATTCGTTTTTCAGGGATCAAACAGAACAAGTATCAGATACAATATCATCTGGTTCAAGTCATGTAGCAACGCTTCTAAGGGTAACAGAAAGTACGGATGATGACGTTTTGTTGTTACATCTTGAAAATAATGTAACAGATGATAGCCCTAATACTCCACACACTGTAACAAATAATAATGTAACATTTACGTCAGGTGCAAAGAAGTTCGGATCATATGGTGCAGTATTTAATGGTACAAATGCTTCTTTAACTATACCTGATAATGCAGATTTCGATTTTAGTGGAGCAGATGCTACATGGACAATAAATACTTGGATAAACGTTGATGATCTTGCTAATAACCACACAATTTTTTTCCATTCAACAGATGCAAATAATTACTTTAAAATATTTGTAGATACGAATGGTTCAGTATACGTATCAAATTTTGATACAGGTGCAGAAGTCCTAAATTCAACGAATGGATTTAAAACATCTAATGGAGTTATAGCAGCCGGCACACAATACCATATAGAAGTAGTTAGAAATGGTTCGGATTGGTACATTTTTGTAGATGGTGATTTAAAGCAAAATATGTCAGACGCAACAAATGTTGGTACTGAATCTGGAATTATACAAATAGGTTATGATGGTGTAGACTATGCAGACATGAGTATAGACGAATATAGAATATCAACTATAGCAAGACATACATCTAATTTTGAAGTTCCAATAGCTGCTTATGGAGATAGAACTGTTACTTATATGTATGTTGGTTCAATAATGCCATTGTCTGGAATAAAATTTTATGTGTCTACAGCTAACACAACCAATGCAACAGCATCAATAAATTATTGGGATGGTTCAGATTGGCAATCTGTAAGTTCATTATCAGACGGTACTTCAACTACAAGCAAGTCTTTAGCAAAAACAGGGACAATGACATTTAGTTCAACGGCAACAACTGCTAAAGTAAAGTCAATAAAAGGGGTTATAATATATTGGTATAGAATATCAATACCAAGTATGGATGATGAAGTAGGTGTTTATAATGTAAAGGGTGTAGTACCATTCCAACCAGTTAGAGATATATGGGATGGGATTGCAAGGAAGACACTATCATTCTTTAAATATGATGGTAAATACAATGATTTTACTGGCAATGTAAGAGAAGACGATTATGACTCAGGTAATGAAGCAACATATGTAAATGTAAACGGTCTAACAAGTTCTCAATACTTAATATGTGGATTTTCAAAACAACAATCAGGTATACGATTTAATATTCTTGGTGGTTCAGGTAATACAGCAGCCAATACTAATATGTCAGTGTTTTATTGGGATGGATCAGATTGGGTTACTGTTGGTTCTA